ATTTTGAATACCACCAACGCTAGGCCATTATGTCTGAACAGAATGTAGTTGAACATTCCCGCGTGGTGAAGGAAACATTAGAAAGGAAGTTAAGATACTACTTCTCTTCTTGTTTCAAAAGAAATGATCAGGTCGTTGCTTCGGTTAGTGATACATTGCGTAACACTCTTCGAAGCGTCGAACTGCCCTCCTTTAAAGAAACTAGGAATCACTCTCATGGCAAAGCAGCATCAATCCGCAGTCAAACTGCAGATTGGATGTTTGACCTAGTACGCCACGCAGGCCTTAAAGCTTGCAGCTACCAAGGCTCCAATTCAGATATTCGAAAAGGAGTGCCAATGACGCGTGATTTCAGGTTTCCGAAAGACTTGAGCGTTGAACCAACTGACATTACTCCACTTAAGTGGGCCGATGTTATATTACTTGTTGATGTGGACTATTATTTAGATATGCCAGCCTTTCTGGCAACTTACCCCAACAAGTCATTGCTATTATACACTCTTACCCCAGAGGAAGTGGCATGTGATGGCGTGGATAACACCACGTTTACCATTGATGCCAATTCTGAGGTAACATGTACTGTAAGCGGTGGTGCACGGTATAAACATAAAATCTGGGACTACGGTGCCGATAATTTATGTATAACCAAGACCTTTTGTGGTATTACCACTTCGATCTGCACCTACCTTGTAGAACGTGTCTCAGTAGCAAAACATCGGTCTGTAATCCTTCTCACTCCTATATCTTACGTCACAGGATTTGCAGCATTGACTGCAACCTGTATGTTAGATGAAGGCCATGCGCTTGTACGAATGAACTACACTGTACAATATTGTTGTCTTGACGACAACAAAACTAAAACAGTGTTTCTAGCGTTACAAACCTATGACTGTAAGGACAAGGATGATGGTGGAGCGGGCAACATGACATCGGTAGGACTACCAGGACAACTGGCACATGCTACCGTCGATTCAACTACAATTGAATCATTATGTCAAGTTGCCATGATGGGTGCTAAGTATTCTCTGTCTAGCAACAGCATACAGACTTACTTTCCTAAGCCCACGTCAGATGAGGAAAAGGTTATGAACAAGATTAAAGGCAACACGCTGGCCCTCTTTGTTAAGCATAAGGTCAGTGGTGGCATATCTCCTGCTTACGTTCCTGTAGGACTAGGTGTACGTAGTTATAACTATGACATCAAGCGCCTAACAGATGCTAAACCGAGTTTAGTTGCATATATGCAACCTTTAATCCATAATTCTTTCTCCCCCGACCGAAATGCTGCATCTGAACGTCGTGCTATTGCAGGACGTATCAGTGCATTTCAACGGCCGGATGAAAATGGTTCCGTTCGTCGCTCCGTACCACACGACAGTATGATATGGAGATGGTTCCTAGACTTTGTTGATGAACTGTTCTTATGGGATGCAGACTTCCGTTTGCTACCATGGACAAATGAAGAGGTGGAAACACACTTCATGACAGGAAACAGTTCGTCAGCAAGACGTAGTGTAGAACGTCTAAACCAAAGTGGCCCATTTGTGGAACACCGTACCCGCAACTTCATCAAAGCCGAATCTTATTCTGGTGTCAAAGACCCACGAATAATTACCGAGATGGATGATAAACACAAGGTGCGGTGGGCTGCTTACACGTTGGCATTGTCCACGTGGTGTAAGCAGTTCACTTGGTATGGACCAGGAAAGAAACCGAAGGAAATAGCCGCAAGAGTAGTTGAAGTAGCGACTGGTGCTGACTACGTTAACCAGTCTGACTTCCATCGTATGGATGGAACTATCTCAACTTTCTTCCGCGCTATGGAACCTGCGCTTTACAGGAGGGCATTTCCGAAAATTTACCATAATGAAATCGGAAAACTGTACCGTAAGACCTTTGATGCCAAGGGAACCTTCCCAGAAGGAACTTTTGTGGAGCAAGGCACGGCCCAGTGTTCAGGAAACGTGGACACGTCTTTTATTCAGACCATTAGAACAGCCTTCACTGCTTACTGTGGATTTCGACACACCGTTAATCCTCAGGGAACAGGCCGACATTATAACTCCGCCGAAGCTTTCCAATCACTGGGAGCACACTTTGGTGATGATGGAGTGGATGCTAATCTACCCATCGCATCATACAAGTGGGCCGCGGATAAGCTCGGTCTTGTCTTGGAGGCTTCCATTGTGGAATGGGGAGATAGAGGGCTCAACTTTCTATCTCGCGTGTATTCACCAGAGGTTTGGAGTGGATGTGTTGACAGTATGTGCGATCTCAAGAGACAACTCTCTAAATTCCACACGACTGGCCGTTTACCGGAGAGCATCACACCTGCTCAGAAGCTTGTGGAGAAATCCAGAGGATTCTTTCTCACTGACAGAAATACCCCAATCATTGGAGATTTTGTTACCGCAGTTGACAAGGTATCAAATCTTGGAGACGTTTCGGACCAACTGGGCGTCAATTCCTGGTGGTCTCGATATGAGGAATGCGATCAATGGCCCAATGCATATGGAGACTGGATGGCTGACGAGTTTAAGCGTAGCATACCAGAATTCAACGAAGATGACTTCAGTCGATGGCTATGTTTCTGTGTTGACACTGGACTTCTTGAATCCTTTCTTGAATCTCCACTTTTCCACCCTATCGAAGAGGCTCGAAGCGAGCATCCTGTCATTGTTGACGATGAGCTACTCGAACCTGAGGCAACTCCTGACATCATCCCGCCACCTGTACCCACAGGTGAGCAATCCTTCTTACTCACTCCTAGTGAAGCGCCTAAGGAAAGTAAGAAGGCGAAAATCAAAACATGTGACCAATCCCGCCGACGTACAGGTGAAAGACGTCCTCGTTTAGCTGACCGAGGGCGCAGAGCACCTATGCTCTTTTCCGTCTTAGAGTAACCGTCAATTGCGACGTGTAGCCATGTAAAGTAACTCACGGCATATAACCTTCTTCGGAAC